TGATTGATAAAATTGAAAAAGTTGGTGGAACATGTGTAATTCTACCAGAACAAACTAATTGGTTGGAGATTAACTATGAATAAACCTACACAATGGACAATCACAGTCGAAGAAGCAGATGATGGTAGTGGAGATCTAGTTCTTCCTCTCACCGATGAGATCATGGATTCTGCTGGTTGGAAGATTGGTGATACACTCGAGTGGATAGATAATAAAAATGGCACTTGGTCAATAAAGAAAAAAGAAAATGAACACGAATCTAATCCCACTGAATGATAAAGAAGAAGCAATTCTTCAGTTGATGCAACGGATCAACGAACTTGAGTATGAAAACTCAAACTTGAAAGATGAAATTAAACAATTGAAATGGTCACTACAGGAGCACGACTGATGAAATATACTTTAATAGCAGAAGATGAATATGGTGGTTCTAAAACTACTCGTGAATTTGAGGCAGATTATCTACCAGATGTTTTAACTGAGGTAGAATTGTTCCTGAAAGGAGCAGGGTTTGTCTTTAATGGTAATCTTGACTTTGTCAATGATTTGGAAAATGAGCCAGAATGGGAACCTGAACCAGAGTGGACTACAGAAGAGTGGGATACTCCATTGTATGATGAGATTGATTTACCAAAAACAAAGTCTCAATACTATTTTGACACTGAGAGGAACAAATAATGAGCATGCCACTTGATGTTTTATTGTTTTTGAACGCATGTGATCAAAAAGCATCACCTGAAAACTCTGCATTATACAAATCTCTCATGGAAGAAGAGTTCAAAGAGTTCATTGATGCTCATTGGAATCGTGATGAGACAGAAATGCTCGATGGTTGCATGGATTTAATCTGGGTTACACTTGGATTTTGTCACATGAAAGGATATGATGTTGGTGGTGCATGGGATGCAGTGCTTCGAAGCAACATGGCAAAAGTTGATCCAGTCACTCGTAAGGTAAAAAGACGAGAAGATGGTAAAATTTTGAAGCCAGAAGGCTGGACTCCACCTGATTTATCAAAATTTACACAAAAGAAGTTGCCTTAAATTGATTTTTGAGGTATAATTACATTATGATTACATTATTTTTAGACATGGATGGTGTGCTTTGCAATTTTGACAAGGCATATCGAGCAATTGACCCTGAAAAAGCTGATCGAAAGAAATTTCGTGACGCTGTTTTCATACATAAAATTTTTGAAGACCTTGAATTCATGCCTGACACGCAAGAGTTACTCAATTATGTAACTAAACTTGAGAACATCAACATTGAAATTCTAACTTCAATGGGTACTTTCGATGTTGATCAGGGAAATGAAGCACGTAGGCAAAAACAAAGATGGTTAGACAAGTGGAATATCCCATACAAAGCCAATTTTGTTCGTTCTAAAGAAGAAAAATCAAATTATGCCGACGATCACACTATTTTAGTTGATGATTCTATTGGATGTATTACTCCATTTGTGGCAAAAAGTGGTCATGGTATCCTTCATACAAAATCTTCTGATACAATTCAACAAATTCATGACACAATTCGTGGAATTCGTGGAATGAATGCGTTAAAATTTGGATATGATTCAATGGGATCTTATGCTTGATATTTTTGGACCAACTTTACAATGGATAAAAGATGACTACTCTTCTAATCGTATTCGCTTTGCTGCCGAGCTTGTTGCTTGGGCTATTAGTATTGGGTGTAGCATTACAATGGCACTTACCGTACCAACACCTCCCCTCTTGGCTCTTTATCCTGTTTGGATTACTGGCTGCGCTATCTATGCTTGGGCTGCTTATACTAGGAAATCTTTTGGGATGCTTACTAACTACATCTTGCTAACTTCTATTGACACATTTGGTCTAATTAGAATGCTTACAACATGAATATTTTCTATCTACACGAAGACACTAAAGAATGTGCAAAACAGCATCTTGACAAACATGTCGTTAAGATGATTCTGGAATACGCACAACTTCTTTCCACTGCTCATCGTTTGTTAGATGGATATGAGTATGAGGGTAAGTCTATTTCAGGTCGCAAAGCAATGCGATGGAAATTAGATGATGAACGTGAAGATAATTTGTACATGGCATCACACATGAAACATCCATCTGGTATTTGGTGTCGTGAGACATCTGCCAATTACCAATGGTTGTATTCATTGTGGCGAGATCTGATGAAAGAGTACACTTTCCGTTATGGCAAACACCATGTCGCTGAAAGATTAATTCCTTTTCTCGATAAGTTGCCCACCAACATAAAAATTAGTGATATTACTCCAATGCCACAGTGCATGCCAGAAGATTACAAAGTACCAACTGATTCTATCCAAGCATACCACAATTATTACATTAATGACAAACAACCCTTTGCTGTTTGGACAAATAGACCAATCCCAGAGTGGTATGTTTGTGAGTGGAAAGATAGAAATCACAAAGCAGTGTATCAAAAACAAAACGACAAAATAAAATTTAAGATGGTTCCAGCATAATGAGTTTAAACACATTTAACAACTACGGATTTATTGAGCACGTCTTCACGAATAAAGAATTACAACCAATTCGTGATGAGATTGATGAAATTCAAGCAGATTTTGATATGCATATGCCACAACAATGGAATACTCGTTTAAGTGGTAACCTAAAAAGAGAATTTGCACTGCCAAAATCACTGAAATATGCAGAAACACTGATTTTACCACAAGTTGAAGAGTATGTTGAGTTTTTCAACTTTCTTAAAGACTCATTTCTGACAAGAGACGAAGTAGATTTTAGTTTAAACTCTCTTTGGGTGAATTTTCAAGCAAAAAATGAGTTTAACCCACTACATAATCATGATGGGTTCATGTCTTTCGTGATTTACACAAAAGTTCCATTTAAAATGAGAGATGAACTTGCCGCATCTCCAGGAATCAACTCAAACAACAATGTTCCAGGTCATTTCCAGTTTTCTTACACTGGAATTCTTGGTGGTATCAGTAACCACTATGTTCCTGTTGACGAAAGTTACGAAAACACGATGATGTTGTTCCCTTCCAAGTTAATGCACTGTGTTTATCCGTTTTTTACTTCGGATGAGTATAGAATTAGTGTGGCAGGTAATATTTACTGTAATAGAAAGAATTCCTCTCGCTAAATAGAGTTGTGAGGAGACATTATGCCAACATACAGTTTTAGAAATAAAGAAACAGGTGAGATACACGATGAGATCATGCGCATCGCTGCTCGTGAGCAGTATCTATTAGACAATCCCCATTTAGAATCTATCATAACAAGTGCGCCTGCATTTGCTGGGGATCATATCACAATTAAAAAAGATACAGGTTTTAAGGAGGTGCTACAAAGAATCCATTCTCTAACTCCAGGAAGTCAATTAGATAAAACATCATCCCAAATTTAAGGAATCAACAATGGCTCGTGCATCAGCTACTAAAAAAGTAATAGACATCAATCATAATGAAGAGCGTGAAACGAAACCAATTGCCAGTAATCAACTAAGAATCCGATTAGACAACTTAAAGACATTCCAACCACTAACAAATAATCAGAAATTATTTTTTGACGCATACAAGCGTGGTGATTATTTTGTGGCACTTCATGGTGTCGCTGGGACAGGTAAAACATTCATTGCTCTTTATAAAGCAATTGAAGAGGTTCTTGATAAAGCAAATCCATTTAATAAAATTATTATTGTTAGATCTGCAGTTCAATCTCGTGAAATTGGTCATCTTCCAGGAGATGTGAATGAGAAGATGGAAATCTATCAACAACCATATCGTCAAATTTGTGAGACACTATTTGGTCGCAAAGACGCATGGGATAGATTGGCAGAACAACATCATATTGAGTTTATCTCTACTTCGTTTATTCGTGGTATGTCTTTTGATAATGCAATCATTATCGTTGATGAGATGCAGAATTTAACATTTGAAGAAATCGACACAGTTATGACTCGTGTTGGTCATATGTCAAAGATTATCTGGTGTGGAGATTACCGTCAGACTGATCTAAATAAGAAGAAGAACGATATGTCTGGTATTTTGAAATTCTTTGACATCGCTATTCATATGAGTGCTTTCACTAAGATTGAATTCACTCCTGATGACATCGTTCGATCGTCTTTGGTTAAAGATTATATCCTTGCCAAACTAAAAATAGAAGACATGGAGAACAAATGATTACAGCAGAACAATTTGCACACTTATTTCCAAGAGCACAAGACCCAGCGTCTTGGGCAGAGTCAATGAATAATGTGTTCCCAACTTATGACATTAACACACCGCATCGTGTTGCAGCATTTCTTGCGCAGTGTGGTCATGAGTCTGGTGGATGGACAGTATTTGAAGAAAACTTAAACTATTCCGCACAGGGATTGAATAGCATTTTTAAGAAGTATTTCCCTACACTTGAGTCAGCACAACCATATGCTCGCAAGCCAGAAATGATTGCGAACAAAATCTATGCAAACCGTATGGGTAATGGTGCTCCAGAAACTGGTGATGGATATAAGTATCGTGGTCGTGGACCAATTCAGTTGACTGGTGCTGCGAACTATAAAGCATTCGCACAGGAGATGTTTGACGACTGGCAAAATCTGTACGACAATCCAGACTGGGTTACATCGGATCGTGACTTTGCTCTTATGTCAGCAATTTGGTTCTGGAATAAAAACAAGTTGAATGTTCAGGCAGATGCTGGTGACATTAAACTAATGACTAAAAAGATTAATGGTGGTTACATCGGCTTGGAAGATCGTATCAAACACTACAATGAAGCAATACACTTACTTGCATAACTAGGAGAAATAAAATGTTAGACACTCTATTTTGGGTAGCACTTGGTGCATTTGTTGGTTGGAATTTTCCACAACCTTTCTGGGCAAAAATTATTCAAGAAAAAATTCAATCGATGATTGCTAAAAAGTAATGGCTTATTCCGATAAAGTTATCGACCACTATGAGAATCCACGTAATGTGGGTTCTTTAGATAAAGACGATCCATCAGTCGGTACTGGCATGGTTGGTGCACCAGCATGTGGTGATGTGATGAAGTTACAGATTAAAGTTGAAGATGGAATTATTACCGATGCAAAATTTAAAACATACGGATGTGGATCTGCAATTGCAAGTTCCTCTCTTGTTACCGAGTGGGTTAAAGGCAAGACATTGGAGCAAGCAGCATTTATTAAAAATTCAGACATTGCTCAAGAACTCGCATTGCCACCAGTCAAAATCCATTGTAGCATCCTTGCTGAAGATGCCATCAAAGCAGCAATAAACGACTATCAACTAAAGTGTGCATGCGTATGATTACCGTAACAGAATCCGCAAAGAAACAACTTGATGAAATCCTAATGGATGATGTATCGATGAAATATGTAAGAGCATTCATCACTGGTGGTGGTTGTTCTGGTTTTAATTATGGGTTTACACTTGAAGCAGATAAAGAAGAAGATGACTTTGTTATTGACAATCTTGTGGTTGATGCCATGAGTATGCAGTATTTTGACAATGCTACTATAGATTTTACTAGTGATAAATTAAAAGGATCTCAATTTGTTATATCAAACCCAAACGCAAAATCAACCTGTGGATGTGGAAGCAGTTTCTCAGTCTAAAGTGAAAACATTTATACATCATGATTTCGGCAAACTTGAACGTGACACAAAACCCGATGGTACAAGACTATATAAAACTCCATCGGGCAAATCCTATCCCTCCGTTACAACAGTCACAGGATTGCACTCAGCAAAAGGGATCATGGAATGGCGAAAACGAGTCGGAGAAGCAGAAGCAAACAGAGTCTCCGCAAAAGCCAGTGCAAGAGGTACAAGAATTCATCAACACTGCGAAGACTTTCTCCTTGGAGAGCATGTTGAGCCAGATATGTTTGATGCAGAGATGTTCAACTCAATCAGACCACTCCTCGACCAAATCGACAACATCCACTGCTTGGAAACTCCATTGTGGTCTGACCACTTACAAGTCGCTGGCACAGTTGACTGCATCGCAGAGTTCCAAGGTAAATTGTCTGTCATAGATTTTAAGACATCCAGTAAACCAAAAGACAGAGATGATATTCATAATTACTTTATGCAGACTGCAGCATATGCTGTAGCGTTTGAAGAACGAACAGGCATTCCTATTGGAAGACTTGTAATCATTATGGCAGTTGATAGTGATGATCCAAGATGGTTTATCGAGAAACGAGACAACTGGATTGGTGGCTTTAGGAAACTACGATTAGATTATAAGAATTTGAAAAACATTTGACTTGTAACTAAATACAAGGTATAATGTAGGTTATTGCTGTATGAAGCAAAGAGAAAGGTGTTCTGGACGGGAGTTCGATTCTCCCCACCTCCACCATAGATACATTAACCTTTGAGTGTAGTCCGAAAGGATCAAGAGATAATTTCAAAGACCTCATATATCCAAGTTAGTGTATCTTTGATGGGGGTGACTAGGTTTCGACAGGGCAATAAGTAAATGCGTGGACAGCACGACACAGAGAGTCGTAAAAAGTAAAACAACGTAAACGCAAACGACGAACAGTTCGCATTAGCAGCCTAAACACTGCTTAGGGTTTCGGTAGGTTTCCTCGTAACAGAATAACCTACCACTTTTAACTTTTAAGGGAATTTACAGATGAAGAAAATTATTTTAGTGGCTGCATTAATGGCAGCAGTTTCTGCTCAAGCAGTTGAGCTGGGCATCAATGCAAGTCGTGACACTGCGAATTCTGATCGCACAGGTTATGGTATCACTGTTGGCCAGAAGTTTGGCTCATATGGTGTTACTGCTGGTTTCGATCAATACAAAGATGGAACAGACTTGAACAAGTATAGTTTAGTTGGATCTTATGATGTAACTAAAGTTGGACCAGTTACACTTGCTGCAAAAGCTGGTGTTGCTTACTTGGATCAAAAAGGTGCAACTGATGGTTATGCAGCATTAGTTGGTGCAGGTGCTTCTTATCCATTGACCAAAGAATTGGCATTGACTGCTGACTATCGTTATCAAGCAGGACAAAGTCGTGTTAGCAATCTAAATGGTAGCACTATTGCTGCTGGTTTGAAATATTCATTTTAATGAATATTCTGCCATTAAAGACGCAGGTATTGGTCGCAGAAAATAAAAAAGAAGATACAACTGAATCTGGTATCATTATCGAAGGTGCACGTGGAGTCGGTAATACAGCAAAGGCAACTGTTCTTGCAGTTGGTCCAGATGTTAAGGATGTTAAAGTGAATGATGTTATTTTATTGGATTGGTCAAAAGCATCTCCAGTAAAAGTTGGTGATGTTCAAAGGGCAATGATTAAAGAAGAGTTTATCATTGGTGTGTTCGAAAGTTAATAAGGAAATTAAATGAAATCATTTATCGCACTGTTAGTATTAGCATTTGCTTCTATAACCTTTGCCGCAGAGCCAGCAAAGAAAGAAGAACCAAAGAAAGAGCAACCGAATTGCGTGACGAAGGATAAAAAAGGTAATTGTCCTCTTCCACCAAAAGGTGAAAAGCCAACACCAAAGAAAAAAGTTGAAGAGAAGAAATAATTTCTCCTAAATAATTCTACAGTGGGTTGTTGGATCCCAATAAAACCATCATTACACAAACACAACACAAGGAGTATTTTTATGTCTAATATGACACCTTTCGAGATTCGCCTCGAACTTTTAAAAATGGCGAAAGACATGCTTAACGATGACTACTACGGTAAGCGTGAGGTAATTAGCAATAGCTGGCATGCCCAGTTAGAAGTCGCTAAAATCAATGGTGGAGTGCTACCTGAACATCCAGGATTCCCAGCATACCCATCAGAAGCGGAAATCATTGCAAAGGCTCAGACCCTAAATGGTTTTGTTTCAAACATCCCACTAGATACAAAGACTACTAGCAAAAAGTCCACCTGATAGGGAATTGGATTGCAGGATTCACACATTCTGCAATCCTCTTGATTTAAGGAGATCGATATGCATAAACGATTATACAGTTTAGCAGTAATAATTTTAATAAGTGTAACATTATTAGTAAGTGCAGGATATAACAAAGACAAATACATTGATGTAACATATACACAATTAACACCAGAAGCCAAAACACAGGTTGATTGTTTGGCAGAAAACATTTATTATGAAGCAGGTTATGAACCACGAGATGGGCAGATTGCAGTTGCAATGGTCACATTGAATAGGGTGCAAGACCCACAATTCCCAAAAGATATTTGCTCTGTAGTGAAACAAAAGGTAAAATCTACATGTCAGTTCTCTTGGTTCTGTGAACATAACAAAAGAATCCAGAATAACTCAGTATACATTCAAGCACGAGAGGTTGCTTTGATGGTGTATGCTAACTACGAAAAGATGCATGACATGACAAGTGGTGCATTATTCTACCATGCGGATTATGTTAATCCACGATGGAAACTTGAACGAACTGCCGTAATTGGCAGACATATTTTTTATAAACAGAGAGATGGTATTTAACATGATGAACAAACTGAACATTCAACTTAAAGATAGCGGAGACGATTCAGCACACTCGTTTTATCTCCTCATGGAAGAAATATCATTACAATCTGCGAAAACATTGGTTGAATGGATCTTTGAAGCAAACTTTACCGAAGAACGACCAGATTTACTCAATCTGATTATCTGTTCTCCAGGTGGTGACTTGAACGCTGCATTTGCAGTTATCGATACTATGAGAGGTTCAGCAATCCCTATTCGCACAATTGGTTTAGGACAGATTGCTTCGGCAGGATTAATGATCTTTCTTGCTGGTGATAAAGGGCATCGTATTCTTACACCAAATACTTCTATTCTTTCCCATCAATATACATGGGGTGCTTTTGGTAAGGAACACGAGTTATTCGCAACGGTAAAAGAGTTTGACCTCACGACAAAGAAAATGATTAGTCATTATAAAAAGTCTACTGGTCTAGCTGAGACAAAAATCAGAGAGGTATTGTTACCACCTCAAGATATCTGGCTCAGTCCTCTTGAAGCCAAAAAATTAGGATTATGCGATGAAGTTAAAGAACTTTCTTAATTATGTAAAATTTTCTGGAATCTGGATAGGGTTTGTTTTGAATCCTTACCACTGGGAATTTCGAGTAGAAAAAACTGGACCAACTGATACAGATCCAAACGGATATATGGCATCTGTTTATTTTGGACCATTTTGGATTAGGGCTGTCTTAGATGATGGTTCTTGGTAAATTAAAGGGGATGATTATGAATGATAATGTTTTTGTTGGTTGTGTTACACTTGCAATAGTGACACTAATTGGTTCGATTACTTTCTATCGATACAGTGAGATGAAGTCAGTTGAGAGAAATGTAGAATCAGCGATTGTAAAGGGAATTGATCCCGTTGCAGTTCGTTGTGCTTATGCAAACGCATCAGATATGGTTTGTGTAGCCTATGGAGCGTCTCATCAACAAGGGTTTTCCACCCCAAAATCCACTAAGTAAGTAACTACTTACCAAACCGACCCTCTAGGATACAGGTGTTCTAGGGGGTTGTCTTTAATTCCCAATTAGCGTATAATATCTCTATTATCGTTGAAAAGGAAGTTAAAAATGAGTTTACTTACAGTTGGCAATCCAAAGTTGTTAAAGGGTCAGAAGAAGGGCTACTTGTCTTCAGTGTTGCACTTTGCACCTGCTGATTTATCAGGTAAAGAAGTATGCGCTAAACGAACAAAGGGTTGTACCATTGCATGTTTGAATCTTGCTGGTCGTGGTGGCATCTTCAAGAAAGGTGAAACTACTAATGTGATTCAGCAAGCAAGAATTCGTAAAACCAAAGCATTCTTCGAAAATCGTCAAGCATTCCTCAATGAGTTGACTGTTGAGATTCTCAAAACAAAAACCAAAGCAGAAAAACAAGGACTCATTCCAGTCTTTCGTTTGAATGGCACTTCAGATCTCGCATGGGAAAAGTATGAAGTTGCAAATGGTAAGAACATTTTCCAAATGTTCCCAGAAGTCCAATTCTACGACTATACCAAAATCAACAATCGTAAAGTATCACACATTCCTAACTACCACCTGACTTTCTCTAAAGCAGATGGCAATGATATGGATGTTCGTATTGCACTATCAAACGGCATGAATGTTGCAGCTGTATTTCACAAAGTGCCAGAAACATATCTTGGTCGTCCAGTTATCAATGGCGATGAGACTGATCTTCGTTTCTTAGATCCAAGGGGTGTTATCGTTGGTCTTAAGGCTAAGGGTAAAGCAAAGAAAGATACTACAGGATTTGTTGTATGAAAAATTTCAAACCAGTCATTGTAGATTTTGAAATCATTCCTGATTATTTTGTATCTCCTGAAGGTGATATATGGAGCACAAAAGGAAAAACACCCAGAAAGATGAGACCAGGAAATACAAAAACTCAAAAAAATTATCCAAAGGTTTCTATACGCATCAATGGAAAGAGTGCTACGCAATTAGTTCATAAATTAGTTTGTACAGCATATCACAAATTTCCAAAACCTGAAAGTGTTACCAAAGCAGAATGGAATGAAACACCAGAATCTGTAAAGAGATTAGTAGAGTCGATGTATCAAGTTAATCATATTGACCATGACCATTACAATCACCACCCCAGTAATCTAGAATGGGTGACTGTGAAAGAAAATAATAAAAAATATCAAGACCACGCAAAAACATCTTGACTTGCAACTTTATTTGAGGTATAATTACATTATGCAATTTTTACATACATCACTTGGAAAATCCAAGAAGAAAAAACCGAATGCCAAACAACGAGAGTTGAAAGCATCATGGGAAGCCATGTTAAAGAAGTATGAGTCAAAGAAACCGATAGTGCAGACTAAGGATGATGGCTTTACATACTCGCTTGGAAAACCTGCTTGTCGTGAGACACCTAAGATTCCAAGTCTTCCATTTACTGGCGCACCTTGTTATAAGAAACCTAACCCTGTTTATACTGGCACTGCCATTAAGGGTATTGGTACGATGCACAAGTCTAATGCTGTTCCAGTGTTTTCTGACGAACAAGCAATTGAGATCGCCACTATGAGGAGAGGGTAATGAAATACATAATGAAGATTAGACTTCGCAAAGACGGAACGTGGGAACATGTTTATGAAGATAATCCTTCTGAACAAGAGTATCTAGTTGATATTGCATCAGACTATCTTGAACAAGCTGTTGAAGCATCACGCTACAAAGATGCAAAACGAGTAATTGATCACATCAGGGGATTGAAATGAGTGAATTTTGTGTTAAGTGCTCTGAGAAAGATGGAGAACTTGAACTTCTCCGTAAACGACACTATGAAGAAACTGAATGTATGAAAGCAAAGATTGCTAAATTGCAGGATGAAAACGATGCATTAATCATGGATGTTGCATTCTATGGTGGTAATTTAATTAACTTGTCTTGCAATGACAAATAAGGTATAATATATTATGACACTAAATGAGAAGTATAGCGACTTACAAGTCCAAAAAATGAAATTAGATAAATTCTTCTCTATGTTCCTTGAGAAGTTTGAAAGACAGATGGATCCTGATAGAACGGATACACCTGTTTGGAAACTCTATAAAAATAAACTCAAAGAATATGAAAAGGTAGATCATGAACTTAAAGCAACTGGATATTGGATTAATAAAGAACGAAATGTTTAAGACTGCAAATGAATTTTCCCTTCACATAGAACAGATGGTTCGTGATAGCAAAATGACATATATGGATGCTGTTCTTCACTATTGTAAAGAAAACTATCTAGAGCCAGAAGATGTATCAAAGTTGATTAACAGATCTCTTAAAGATAAGATTGAAATGAATTTCCGTGATTTGAACTACTTACCAAAGCAAGCACAACTGGATGTGTAATGGATGGATTTAAGGCATATCGTTATTACCTAGCAATTAAACTTCACTTCACCACTGACAGATTCAATGTCTTTGAAAACAGAGGTAATGTTCGTGGTACTCGTGAAGCATTTAATGCTCGTAACGACAGATATATATTTGAGAAGTTAGCAAACAAACGACCAGATGATAAAGACATCATCCAGTTCTTTGTAGCGAACTTTGCATATGGTAACGACCAAGTGATTTATGCTGGTCAAGAAGCAGACGATAATTATTTGCAATGGCAGAAACGAAAACAGTCTATGACTAAGATTTTTGTGGATGATTTAGCAACCCTATTAACTTATGCTGAAGTAAATAAGTTGAAACCAACTGCAATATTTCAGTTTACAGAAAACGAATATCCAGTAGCATTAAATTTATTTGTTGGAGGTAAAATTGCAATAGAAACTCTAAATATAATAAACGAATTAACAGGAATACTTGATGAATGGTCAACCCATGCTTCTGTGAAGTACATATGGGAAGATGAGTTGCGAAGAATTAAAAAGTTGACTGGGTTCGTGAAATACGATAGAATTAAGATAGGTAAAATCTTTGAGCATTTCAAAGAAGAACTTGCAGAGTGATACAATGGGTAAGACATATTACAAACAACGAAAAGATGATGAATTTTCTGGAAAGCGTTCTGGAAAAGGTGGTGGTATGAAAACGCTAAATAGTTATGTTGATGAAGACTATGATTTAAATGATGACTCATTTGACGATGAGATTGAGATTAGTGATGACATTCAGATTCAACATATACAAAACGATAATACAAATTAATACATTTTTAATACAAAGGAAATACGATGGATATTCAATCTCTACGCAAAATGCGCAACTCTGACTTTGGTGCTATTTCAAACGCATTCGAAAAAGTCGCAAATCCCCAATCCGAACAAAAGTCTTTTACAGACGATCGCTTCTGGCGACTCGAAGGTGATAAGGCTGGCAACGGAACAGCAACAATCCGATTCCTACCTCGTGTAGAAGGTGATGAACTCCCATGGGTTCGTATCTTTTCTCATGGCTTCCAAGGTCCAACTGGAAAATGGTATATCGAAAACTCCCTAACAACTCTTGGTGAAAATGATCCAGTCGGTGAATTGAACACCCAACTTTGGAACTCTGGTTCTGAAGCCAACAAAGAGATTGCTCGCAAACAAAAGCGTCGCCTTTCATTCACTGCTAACATTCTGATTGTATCAGATCCTAAGCATCCTGAGAATGAAGGTAAAGTGTTCTTGTGGAAGTTTGGTAAGAAAATCTTTGATAAGATTATGGACAAGGCTCGTCCAACCTTTGAAGATGAAAAGCCAGTCAATGTCTTTGACTTCTGGGAAGGTGCAAACTTCAAACTCCGTATGCGTAAGAAAGATGGTTACGCAAACTATGATGAGTCTGCATTCATGGAACCAGCTGCAATCTCTAGTGATGATGAAGAGATTCTTAAGATTGCTAATGCTCAGCACAAGTTGTCTGAGTTTACTGATCGTAAGAACTTCAAGTCTTATGATGAGTTGAAGAAGAAACTCAATGAAGTTTTGTCTGGTGATTCTTTTGCTAGTAAGTCTGCTGCACAGATCGCTGAAGATGAAGATCGTCCAGTAGCACAAACACCAAAGATCGCTTCTAAACCTGCGCCAGCACCAAAGGCAATGGAAGAAGACGACGATGATGTTATGTCGTACTTTGAGAAGATCGCTAAAGAAGATTAATCTTTAGAGTAGAAAAGAGAAAGGGATCCTGTTGGATCCCTTTTTTATGTCACCATTCTACCTCTGAGATATGAATTCACCGAAGGTTCTGTGTTTCGAACAGGTGGTTTCATAATTTGAGTTGTTTTGTTATTAGTCATAACTGGAGCATTAACAACGCTCGTATTATTACCAACAGTTTGTGCTCTTGCCAATGCTGACTCAGCATTAGTTTTAGAAGCAGCAGTAACATTAGATGCTTCTGTTGGTGCCACAGTAGATACTTTATTAGTCTCGCTAGCTACAACAGCTGTTGCACCTTTGGTCTCTGCTGCAGCTGCAGGTTTAGCTGCGTCACCACCTCCACTTTCAGATTTTGTATCACCTTTGAAAGGATACCATGGACCAATCTTTAATGGTTCATCCTTAAATGGAATCTTAATGGAAACTCCAGGAATACTAAACTCCTTAAAGAATCCAATAACTTTTGCAGCCATATCACTAAACATTTTAGTAACTGGTGCGAATATATTAGCAAGTGGTTGTATAATATACAAATCAATATTATCAACAATCTTTTGTGGGATTCCTCCAAGTGCATCATTCAAAAATGCCCATGCCTTTGCCATTGGTTCAAACACCAATGCTTTTAAATCAAGATTATCAAATGCTTCTTGTAGTGTTCTGATTGGATGGAAGATCTTGTCCATCAATGAAGCAAACAAGTCAGAGAATGTGAATGAATCTAAGAACTTGGCT